CGCACCTGGTCAAAGAGGGCCATCAGTTGTTCAAAGTGCCGCGAGTTGAACGCGGCGTTGTAGTCCTCGATGCGCCCGGCCACCTCGGCGTAGGCCTGCACCACAGGCAGGTCCACCTCTTCGGTGGGCGGCTCGCTTGAGCCTTGTTCTTCCAGCGCCCGCAGCGCGGCGCCCTGGCTGGCGTACACCACCAGCTTGCCGTTGCGCTCCACCACATAGCGGCGCTTGCGCTTGGGCTTGTCCTCGTCGTCGTAGCCGCCCGCGCCCCCGCCGCGCAGGTCACCCTGGGCGCTGACGCTGATCGAGCAAGCGCCCTCGAGGTTGCCCCCGAGCGCCCCGCCGAAGTACAGGCCGGCGTAGTCGCCAACGTAGCGGCCTTGCTGGCTCACGTCACATCCAGCGTGTCCACCGTGCGGTCACCGCTGCTGTAGGTGGCCTCGATGCGGTTCTTGGTGCCGTCGCGGCTCTTGAACACCATGGCCGAGCCCTCCAGCCCCGTGGCATCACCCGCCGCCACCGCTAGCAAGATGCGCTGCACATCGCGCAGCGTCAGCGTGCCCTCCACCGTGCCCAGCAGCGGGTCCGCCGCCGAGCCCGCGCTGTTGAGCAGCTCGCCCATGCTGCCGGGGGTGTTGTAGGCGCTGGCCAAGGCTTGCCAGACTGCGGCCGACAGGGACTGCGGGCTCAGCTCGGTGAAGGGCGTGATGTCGCCCGACAGCACCCCGATGGCACGCGGCGTGGCGCTCAGGCTCCAGGTGATGGGCGCGTTGCCTTGCGCGTCGATGATGGCCCCCAGCGTGGCGGGCGGCACCGTGAAGCTGATGCTGGTCGAGCCCTGCGCCGCCAGCGCGCCGGCCAGGTCCGCCGTGGTGCTGAACGTGATCGAGGTCGAGCCCGAGGCCGACACCACCAGTTGCAGGTCGGCGGGCGGCACCGTGAAGGTGATGCTGGTGGAGCCCGTGGCGGGCAGGCCCAGCGTGCCCGATGCTGCCGCGCTGAACGTGATCTGCGTGGACCGGGACGAGATGCGCCCGGCTTGCAGCGCCATCAGCCAGGAAGACGGGTGCGTCGTGCCGTCCGGTTGCCCGGCCAGCTCCCCAAACGCCGCCGTCTGGTTGCGACTGGCTCTCCACAGCGGCTGCATCGATGTCTGCAGCGTCACGCCGGACACGGTGCCCACCGTGCGCCCCGGCACCGCCGAGTAGGCGCTGGTGGCGGAGACGGGCGACTGTCCGATGAAACGCAGAGCCATCAGCCGCCCCAGGCGTAGCGGTTCACACCGAAGAAGTTCGTCGAGGCCGGGGTGGCCGCGCCCGCGTAAGCGATCCAGGACAGGCAGGCGTTGCTGGTAGCGGCGGCTTCCTGGATCAGCGGCAGGCTCGGGAACTGGTTCAGCATGTCGCGCTCGCTCAACAAAAACTGCGTCGTGAGTTGCAGCTCCATGATCGGCTTGGCCAGCACCAGGTTGGTGAAGGTCGAGGCCGTGCCGTTGGCCGCGCTTTGCCGCCAGTTCTGCACCGATCGGATGCCGGTGTCGCCGGCCTGCAGCGGCAGGAACGGGCCGATGTTGTTGGCCGCCGTGCCCGAGTGGTAGATGTGGCTGTTCACCGCCGACACCGTGGACGCCACCGTTTGCGGCAGTTCGCGTGAGCCGACGTTGGCCTGGTTGGTGTAGGTCATCAGGCAGTTGTGCGCGGTGCTCCCGGTAGTGGCTGGCGCAACTACGGAATAGGCCATGACACCCGTGCCGCTCGTGTACCTCGGCAGCGTCAAGGTGTTGGCCAAGGTGATCGCTGAAGCCGTGTTGCCGTCAATCCGGGCGTAGCAGCCCAGCAGGTCCACCAGCAGCAGCGTGATCGGCACCGTGGTCGAGCCTGCGGTCTGCGCGCTCATGGTCAGCAGGTGCTTGGTGGCCGTGCCGCTGATGAGATCGCCCGGCCAGATGCAGCCCTGCTGCGTGGCGCTGTATGGGGCAAATCTAGGGCTTTGGCCGTTTGTGCCCCCAGCGATCACGATGAAGTTGTCCACCGAGCCGGCAAAGGTCGAGTTCGCCACGATGGAGATATCCTGCGTGGCCCCCGCCACCACCGCCTGCGTGGTCGTGGTGTTGGTCGTGATCGCCGTGCCCGCCGTGCCGCCGCCAAGTTGGATCTGAATCTGGCCCGCAGTAACACCAGAGGTGGTGATGATGACGGTGTAGGTGACGCCGCTTTCCAGCGTGATGCCCGAGGTCTGCGTCAAGTTCGACGCCGTGCCCGCCGTCTTGGTGAACACGCCCGTGACGCCCCAGGCCCAGCCGGTGCCGGGCGTCCACTCTGCGGCCGAGTCAAAGCCCCAGTTCTTGACGTGGTTGCCGTGGTAGCCCTGGCCCCGATCACCGCCGCCCAGGAACAGGTCGTACCACCGGCCGGCAGTCATCACCGTGGGCGTGATCTTGTTCCACGGCTGGGTCCATATCTTCCCGTTGGTGGTGACCTGGTTGATCAAGTCGTCGTAGCTGGCGAATCCCATGTCAATCCCTCGCAAATGCGATGTGGCCGCGTGTGATGCCGCTGGCCGTGCCGTTGGTGATCGGGCACACGATGTGGTTGAGGTAGGCCCCGCTGGGCACCAGTGGCGGCACCCGGTTGCGCGGAAACTCCAGCTCGTAAGGGGTCACGGTGTCGTAGGCCACCGCCTCCAGCACCGGACGGACCAGCACGAACGCGCAGAAACCGCCCGAGCTGTTGAACACTTGCACATTGGTCAGTTGGCGCACGTCCAGCGTGCCCACCCCCAGCGGCACGAACGGCGCCGCAAAACCAGAGCCTGCCCCCGTCGCGCTGCTGAAGGCGTTGAGGTGCCCGGCACCCGGCGTGGCGTTGATCCAGAACGACACGGTTGTGCTGACGCCGTTGCTGCCCACATAGTCGAGCACCACCTGCGTGGGCGACGGCGCCGTCTGCGGGATGGTGGTCACCACCATCAGCCGCGTGCCCGAGGTGTAGCGGCTGGTGAAGTTGGTGTTGTCAAACGCCTGCGGGTCGGTGGAGTCCATGTCCACCAACGGGTAAAACCCACAGTAGTCCAGCAGCAGGGCGCTGGCCGGCCAGATGCCGTTGCCCGTGCCGCCGCCCCCTAAGTTGTAGCGGGTGATGTAGCTGTCGCCCCCCAGCCCCGCGTTGATGCCGTTGTTGGAACCGCCCACCAGGGGCGTGTAGGCCAGCGCGTCCCCAACGTAGGGGTTGAACTTCGGTGTGCCTGCGGCCATCGACAAGTCGAGCCAGAAGCCCGATGCGGTGGTCACCGGGCTCGCGGTCTTGTGCCAATGCTGGCGCCAGACCTTGTTGCTGTCCCAGGAGTCGGCCAGGCTGCTACTGGTGGGCATTGACCGCCTTCGCCGCCTCGGGGGTTGCCACCACCTGCGCGGCCAAGTGCTCGCAGGTGCGGAAGAACCGCCCGTTGTAGGCAATCACGGGCTCGTTGCACTCCGAGCACCGGAACAGCGGGGCCTGCATCTGCGCGTCCGCTGCTGCTTGGGCCGCCGGGATCATCAGTCCACCGTGGCCGTCAGCGCACCGGCTGCGAACTGCGGCTGGATGCCGTTGCTGATCGACAGGCTGCTGTTCAGCGCGCCCTTCAGCAGCAGGTTGCCAGTGCCCGTGCTGTCTGTGCCAATGCCGAAGTGCGTGGCCGTGGCGGTGCCGCCCGTGGCCTGGGGGAACTGCACGAGGGCGGTGTTGCTGATGGTGGACACGCTGCGCGTCCAGCCGCCTGCCGTGCGCGCCACCGCCACGCGGGCGTAGCCGGTGTAGGCCACCTCGCTGGTGGTCTGGCTGCCAGCCTCGCCGGGGTCAGCCGTGTGCAGGCTGATGTGGAACGAGCCTGCCGTGGCGCTGTTCTGCAGGCCGCCAGCGTCGCCGACGTTCGCCCAATCGACGTTTAGGAACAGGAGGTCGAGGAGTGCCGCTTCGGCGGCGTTGGTCATGGACATGGTGGTTTCTCCTTAGGCGATGCCTTGGGCACGGCCGTCAGGGCCGCGGATGATGGTTCTGGGGGCGCGCATCTGCGCCAGCGCCTCGGTGAAGCCCTGCATGGCCATGGCCAGCGCGGCATTCGGGTTGGGCTCTTCCACGCCACCCTCGGCCATCTGCTCGGCAGGCGTCTGGACTTCCTGGCCCTGCTTGGCCTGGTGCGCGATCTGCGCCACCAGCACCTTGGTCTCGGCCTCCAGCGTGGCACGCCAGCGCTCCATCTCCAGCTTCTCGCGCTCCAGCACAGCCTTGTTGTCGGCCTCCAACTGCTTGAGCTGCGCCTCCATCTCCAGGCGGGCCTGCTCGCGCACGGCGTCGCGCTCGTCGTTGGCTTGCTGCACCTGCAGCTCGGCTTGCTTTTGCGCCTGGGTGGCCTGGGCCTCCATCTGGATGCGCTGCATCTCCATCTGGGTCTGCGCCTGGAACTTCTGCGCGTCGGCCTGCTGGCGCATCTGCTCGAGCTGCAGCGCGGCCTGGGCCTTTATCTGCTCAGGCGCGGGCGGCTGCGGCCGGGGCGGGGCCTTGGCGGGGTCTGAGAAGAACTTCTCGGCCGTCTTGAAGCCCAGCGCCTTCACCAGCTCCTGCTGGCTCTGGTAGACGTTCTCTGGCGTGGCGGTGCCCACTTGCAGGCCGAACTGCTGCTGCTGCAGCAGGGCCATCAGGTGAGCCACTTGCTGGTCCTTGTTGCCCGTGCCCAAGCCCACATTGACCGAGACGTCGAACTGGTTGCGCCACTCGCGCGGGTCGATGTTGACCCACTGGCCGCGCAGGCGGATGACGTCTTCCTTGGTGCTGTACTGGCTCACCAGCTTGAGCATCATGCGGAACAGGTCGCGGAAGCCCTCGGCAAAGTTCCGGGCGATCAAGTCCAGCCGCATGTCCGCGCGGTTGGTGACGATGTTCACGCCGGTGGCCGTCTGGTTCAGCGAGTCGCCGTCCGCCCCCTGGTTGTACCTGGTCCAGCCCGTGGAGTCCTCCAGGAAGCCCTGCATGGTCTCCATCATGGACATGCCGAGCTGAGAGTCGCCCATGCCCTGGTCCAGCCGCCCCGCGGCGCCGGGTTGCTTCACGCGCACCACGCCACCAGGCCGGGAGGCCAGCAGGTCGTCCAGGTTGACCTGGCCATCCACCGCAAAGTACCGGCCGTTGATCGACAGGTACATGTTGTCCAGCATCCCGCGCAGGATGTTGGTCTTGATCTTCTGCGCCTCCAGGGCAAGATCGGCCACGCTCAGGCCGAAAAACTTGTGCGGCATCGGCACCGGGGTGATGCTCACAAACGGCGCGCAGTCCACGATCTCGTTGTCGAGAATCTGGTTGCCGGCTCTGGTCACCTTGCGCAGCTCGCTGATGCCGTCGCCGTCGTAGTCGCAGCGCACGTAGCACTCGGTCACCCAGATGATGCGCTGGGAGTCGTCGGGCGTGCTGATGGTGTCGGCCTGCAGGTAGGCCAGCTCGTCGTCGTAGCCCAGGCGCTCGATGCGCTCCATGTTCAGCGCCGTGGACTGGTCGTCGCCGCTGATCTGGTCCACGTTCTTGTAGCCCATGGAGATCAGGTCGCTCTGTGTGCGCGCCACGCGGTGCGCCACAAAGCTGGCGTCCTCGATGGTCTTGGCCTTGCGCGAGATCAGGAACTCCTCGGGCGGCACGTTCTCCACCCGCACGCAGCCCTGGATCTTGGTGCGCTTGCACACCACGTCGTAGGCCAGCACCGGCGGGGCGGCCTGGATCTGCGCCATCTGCTGCTGCAGTTGCATTACCGCCTGCTGCGCCTGCGGGTCGCCCGCCTGGGCGGCTTGGCCGGCCTGCTGGAGCTGCTGCTGCAGCTGCTGCAGGGCCTGCTCGCGCTGCTTGGCGTCTTGCTCGTCGGGGTAGCTCTTCTGCTCGATGACCTCGACCTCGTCATCGTCCATCAGCTCCGCCAGCTCCACCTGGTTGAGGTTGCGGTACTCCTCGCGCTTTTCCTCGCGGCGGTCATCCCACCAGACCTTGACGATGCCGTTCTTGCTCAGCAGCGCGTCCTTCATCCAGTTGTAGGTGATGAGCTCGCCGTTGTTCCTGACGTGGAAGCAGTGGTTGATGTAGTCCGTGCACTGCTCGGCCTTGGGCTCGTCGCCCGGCTTGGTCGGCTCAAACTCCACCACGCGCTCGGAGCCCGCAAACTTCACCATGAGCTGCGGCAGCATGCTTTCGATGGTGTTGCGCACATCCGGGCTCACCACGGACGAGCGGCCTTCGATCTCCGGCGGCGTCAGGTCCAGCGTGGGCTTGGCCAGGTAGTAGCTCATCGCCTTCTGGCGCTGGGCGGCCAGCTTGCCGCTGTACCAGCCCACCGCCTGGCGCATCTCCTGGTCGGTGATCGACCGGAGCTCATCGTCAGACATGCGTGCCATGGTGATGTTTAGCGTTTCTTCGCCTGGACTATTGGTTTCGGAATGGCGGACGTTCCCGTCAGCAAGACAACATAGGCGCGGTACTTTTGCAGCGACTGGCGGGCCTGTTTCAAACTCTTGTCCAGCGCGCGTTCTCGTTCTTGGTAACGCTTCAACGTGTCACTCGTCGCCCTTTGCGCCAACGTCAAGTTGCCGCGCAGGTCCGCGTTTTCCACCACCAAACGAGCCAGCTTTTCGCCCAAGTCCTTGATGGCTTTGGCCTGCAGAACTTGCGTGGCCTCGATTTGCTCGTGCTCAGTCATGCAACGCTCAGGCGTGGGTAGTTGATGGTGCCGCCCCAGGTGTCATTCGTCATCTGGTCGGCGTTCAGGGCCAGGTAGCGCATGGCGTCCGCCCCGTGAGAAAACTCGTCGTGCACCGGGTTGCCGGGCTCGTTCGTGGTCGCGTTGATCTGCCGCCGGTAGCGCTTCAAGCACTCCACCAAGCGGGCGGTGCGGTCGCGGTGGAAGTACACGCGGCTGAAGATGTCGCGCACCCGCTTGATGCCCTGCTCCACGTCCATGTTGGGCGTGCGCTGCACGCTCCAACCCAGGCCCTGCAGGATCTCGGCGTCTTGCTTGCCCGTCTGGTGGCGCTTGGCAAACCCGTCGTGCGGCAGGTAGTGCGTGCCCCAGTTGATGGGCTCCCCATCCAGGCGCAGGGCTTTGAGCTCAGCCGAGTAGTCGGCCAGCGTGCGCTGCGTGCCCTCGATGTAATGCACGAGGCGGATCTCGCTGGACACCTTCTGCGCCAGGATGATCGACATCGAGTCGTTGAAGCCCAGGTCCCACACCGCGTGGGTCTTGAGCAGCGGGTCGTGCGGCACGTTGCCGATGCGCCCTGCGGCGTTGGCCATCTGGTCGAAGTAGATCGCCCCATCCACCGCGGGCTTGCACTGGCCCTCCCAGATGTGGGCGTAGTCCTCGCGCCGCATCGTCGCCTCGGCGTGCTGGCGTTCAGCCTCCAGCACCGCAGGAAAGCGCCGGTTGTCGGCGTGGTTCATCTCGATGGACACGCAGTCCGGCGGCGGGCTGCTCACAAAGCGCCGATACGTCTCGTCGCTCTCCAACTGCGGGTTGAAGCTGACCCAGATCTGCGAGCCGTTCTTGCGGATGGTCGGGATCAGGATGTCCCAGGAGCGCCGGCTGATGGCCTGCGCTTCCTCGCACCAGCAGACATCGACCCCTTCAAAGCTCTTGAGGGACTCGGCCGTCTGGTCGCTCAGGCCCGAGAAGAAGAACTGCGAGCCGTTCTTGCCGCGGATCTCCGCTTGCAGCACCTCGTACTGGCTGCCCAGGCCGAGGGCCTCGATCTGGTCGCGCAGCAGCTGGTGCACCGACTGCTGGATGCTCTTCTGGATCTCGCGCGTGCACAGCACCCGCAAGGGCTTCTGCGCCGCCATGATCAGCAGCGCGCGGGCAAAGCCCCAGCTCTTGCCAGAGCCCCGGCCGCCGCGCACCACCTTGTAGCGGTGCGGCTCGAACAGGAACTGCAGCTTCTGCGGGAACCAGGCCTCAACCAAAGGTCACCCGGATGCTGTGCTGGACCGCGCCGCCGTCCTCGCCCGTCACCTGGATGGGCAGCACCTTGCCCACCAAGCCCAGGAACGGCGCCGGGTGGCTCTCGGCCACGCGGGCCAGGTAGTCCACCCCACCGGCGCGGTTCAGCGCGTCAGCCACCATCTCGCGGATGAGCGCGTTGCCCTTGTCCAGCGAGCCTTTGGGGCGGCCAGCGCCTGGTCGTGCGCCGCCTCGGTTTGAATTGTTTGATTGTTTTTCGGGTTCCATGTGGATTGTCCGAAGTGATGTGGTGCTCTCGCCCGCCGCTATCCGCCGGGAGATTAGCGGGGCAAGTCCCGCGTCGAGAGCTGCGGCTCATTTGCCGGTGACGCCGCTTGCCGTGAGCTTTACGCCCGATTGGCAACTGCAGGCCAAAAGAAAAAGCCCCTGACGAAAAAGTTTCGCGCAGGGGCCGGGTGCCTGAATTTCAGCACAGCTTGAAAAAGCGTTCAAGGCTTTAGACGCGCTCCACAAACATCTGCACCGCATCAGCCACCAGCTCGGCGCGCTCGTCTTCGTTCTCGGGCAGCCGGGCGCTGCGCCACACGCTCACCCCTGTGGCCCGGTTGCGCGCCACCAGGTACAACGCGGTGCGGTACGGGTCGGGGATGCCAGCCACCACCTGGCCGATGTGGCGGATGAGGGCGCCGCGCTCGTCTGTGTCCAGCGCGCCGTTGGCGTCGTCGTACTGCCTGGAGGCCCGCCAGCCGCGTGTGGACGGGCACTCCATGGGGTAGCCCTCCACGGGGCTCCAGCCGCGCTCGGCGCGCCACCACAGCACCAGCAGCTCCAGCGGGTCTATGTCAGCTGAACTTCGACCCATCCACCCACCTCGCCAGATTTGGTGATCTGCAGCGACCACTTCGAGTCGTCCACTTTCCATACGTCGGCCAGTCCGTCTAGGCCGGCCTTGATGGAGGCCAGCAGGTTGTCGAGATCGCGGTGCCGCCGGTCTGGTGGCACGAACGTGATGTGCAGGCTCAAGACATCAACCGGCAGCCGCTTGGCGCCCTGGCGCTTGGCTTCCCAGGCCCAGGACTCCCGCAGTTGCGCCTTGGCGCGGTACTTCTCCGCCCAGTGCCCGCGGAAGTTGGGGCTGAGCGCCGGCATCACCGGCCAGGGCAGTTTCAGCACCTCGCTCACTGGCACCCCTTGCACACGTACTGCTTCACCCCCTGCAGGCGCTTGAGCTTGCGGCCCAGCGTGATGCGCGACTGGCGGCAGGCGGCGCAGATGAAGTTGCTGTGCAGGCCAATCCCGCGCTCGCGGGCGTACTGGTGGCCTACTCGCTGGCTCGTGTCACTGCTGCTCGGTGTTGTGCCCACAGGTTCCTCATGGTCTGTTTGAGTTGTTCGACGTGCGCCTTGCCGCGGCGCTTTTCCAGGCCCTGCAGCCAGGCCCGGCGCTCGTCCAGGCTGCCCAGCTTGAGGATCCAGCGCGCTTCGCATTCATGCCGCCAGGCCTCGCTGTAGCTGCTGACCTCGGTGCCGTCATTCAACTCGGGCACAGCGCTCGGCGTAGTGCCAGATGCTCGAGACCTGCTCGATGCTCACCGGCGCCACGCGCGGCGGGGTCTTGGGCTCGGCAAAGGGCTTGTCCGTCTTCCAGCGCGCCCAGCGGCCCGAGCTGGTGGCCCACGCCACCCCCGCATAGCTCAGCGCCATCAGGTGCACCCCTGCGGTGCTACCGCTGATGCCAAAGTGCTTGGCCACCTGCGCGTTGCTCACGGGCTGGTGGACGCGGATGAACTCCAGGATGGCCTGCTGGCGGGCGGTGAGCTTCTCGGTCAATTGGCGTAATCTCGTCATCAGGTCCACAAAGGCGCTCCACGATGCTGGGGCTGTCGGCGTGGTAGTGGGCGCAGCGCTGGCGTTGCTTGCACCACCCCCCCATGCAGGCAATCACGCCACCCTCTTGATCCCCAGCCGGGCGGCTTGCAAGGCGCGCTGCACGCGCTCTGGGTCGGCCTTGGGCTCAGGCAGGCGGGACAGCTCAGGCGGCGGTGCGCCGTTGGCCAGGGCGCGGAACTGCATCACGTTGGGCGGGTCCACCGGCAGGTGCTGCAGGGCGTGCTTGAGCGCCTCGGGGTTGCGCTCAAAGCCGGCCAGCTCTTCGGCCCAATCGGCCTTTACCAGTTCCAGGTCGATGCCGGCATTCGTCCAGCGGCCCAGAAAGGCACTGCCGTAACGCACGGACAGGCGGGCAAAAATCTGGTCGATCCACTTCGGGTTCAGTGCCATGTCACTCTCCGATAGCCAGCAAGGCGGGGGTGATGTCGATCACGTTGCGGCTTGCCGCCGGACCCTTGGCGGCGATGCCGGGCAGGAAGGCGGCCATCTTTTCGCGGGCAAGCCGCTCATCGCGCTCGCGGAACGATTCGGCAGAGGCAACCGGCCTGGCCGCCTGCAGCTCGGCTGGCTTCAGCCAGTCAGCACGCAGGCCCTGGCTGCCACGGACACACCAGACCCGCAGGAAGGCATCAAGGGCCAGGCCAGCAAGGCCGGCTTCCTTGCGGGCCTCTTCCACCACGGTGTCGGTGACGGGGGCACGCTTGGCTTTGCGCAGTGCCAGCCAGTCCGACCAGGTCTGTTCCTCAACATCGCTGGGCCGGGAGGTGGCGCGCTTGCGCGTCCCTACTTCTGAACGTAGTGAAGAAGTATTTGGTGTTGGTGTTGGTGTTGGTAGCTCAACGTCCGTTGACTCTTTTGCCAGCGTCCGTTCAGCGTCCGTTGGTGTATTTGCCAGCGCCCGTTCAGCGTTCGCTTTCCGCGCTTTCACGCTTTGCTGAGCAGCATCGCGGGCCTTGGCCTGCTTGTCCTGCATCTTTTCGATCTCTTTGTCGCAGCGCAGGTGGCGCCAGCCGTCCTCAGTGAGCTGGAAAAACTCACGCAGCACCGCCTCCACATCAGCGGCCATGGACCGCAGGCGGATCAGCTTGGCCGTCAACATGACGTCGGCCGGCAGCGGGCTTTCGCGCAGGTAGTACGCATCCAGCAGCCGCCGGTAGATCAGGTCCTCCATGGGCTCCAGATGACCCGTGTGGGCGGCGTAGTCGCCGACGTTGAAGGGGTAGTAGTTCATGCCACCTTCCACTCGCGTTCTGGCCGGCCGGCTGTTGACAGCACGGTCTTGCCGGTGGGTTGGATGAGGCCGGCGCGCTGCAGCTCGGCGGTGCGGCGGGCCACGGCCACGCCTGTCAAGCCGGTGCGGGCGGCGATGCCGTCCTTTCCCAGCGGGCCAAAGCGCTTGAGACAGGCCACGAGCACGCGGTGGTGCTGCGCCTGCAGCTCCTTGGCGCTGGCGGCGGCCTGGTGGCTGGTCACAGGGTCACTGCGCCGGGCCTGCGGCAGGTCAAACAGCGGGAGCTGCTGGACGGGTTGCGTTTGCGCAACGGCGGTGCTTGGCATCACTCGGTGCCTCTTCCGTCGCTGCCCGGGCCTGGAGGATTGCCGCCGACCATTCGCAGGAGCAAAGTCGCTCTATGGATTTGACGATCTGCCTCGGACTCCAAGACCTTGATCACCCAGTCGATGCGGCTGCCGGTGCCGTCCACCTGCGACAAGGCGTCGATCTTGGACATGAGGGCGCGCGAGATGAGGCCGCGCAGCTCAGTGTCGCGCTCAGCCATGCCAAGCCCCAAAAAATGCCCCCGGCACCGAGGGCCAAGAGCGCCAAGCGCTCAGGGAGTGAACTGGGGTGGTCATCAAGCGGCCTGCGGCTCGGGCACCATGTCATCCAGCGTCACCGCGCCGGCCGTGAACTCGCGGACGGCTTTCATGCGGGATGGCGGTACGCCGTTAGTGCGCCATTGCGAGACAGCCGATGGGGTCAACGCAAAGTGCGCAGCCAGGGCAGTCATGCGGCCGCTCTCTTGGGAGAGCCAATCGGTAAGCGTCATGCGATCAGTTTAGGCCACCCTAAACCTACTGTCAAGCCGACCCTAAACCTGGTTGGTTTAACCTTCCATTGACATGCATTCCCTGCGCCGCTACAAACTCCGGCACCTTTTGGAAGTTGATTTCAAAGGTGATAGGGGAGCTTTCTTGAACGCAACAGGCTTGAGCAAGGGCCGGCTGTCTCAGCTTTTAGACCCTTCAGAACCCTTTGGCGACGTCGCAGCGCGCAACCTAGAAGAGCGCCTGCATCTGGAGCCGGGGTACTTTGATGCCATGAACGCCAGCACGGTGGAGTGGGCTGTCAAGTTCGACAGCCTGCCGCCTGAGCTGAAGGCGCGCTGGGCGCAACTGGTGGACATGCTGAGCCCCGGCTTAGCAGACAGTCCACCCCCCCCCCCCCCCGTAAGATTGCCGTAAGGTAGCGTTTGCGCCACACCAGGCGCAACTTTTTTTGCCTTTGTGTTTAGTTTTCGCTTGACTGCAAGGTTTAGGTCTGGCTAAATACTCTCCATGCGC